ATGCCAAAAGCAATGATTGATAATGGTAATTCTAAACAATGGTTATCTAAGATGGTAAAAAAAACGCAAAAAACACCTTTAGAGGTTATGATTTTTATTATGAATAAAAGTCTAGAAGAAGAAAATTATGATTTGGCGTTAAACGTAGCGTATAAAGTTGCACCTTACTTACATGCAAAATTAAATGAATCAAAATTAGAAGTAACCAATGTAAAGCGTCCAGAGGAGATGAGTGATGAAGAGCTACAAATCTTTATCGGCGCAAGCAAGGCAAGCCGCCCTCCATGAGTTAACAAAACGAGGCTTAGCCAGAAATCATTTAATAGATTTTACTACTTATACAAAACTGGATTATTCTGTTGGTCCACATCATCGTTTATTGTGTGAAAAACTCGAAGCCGTCGAAAAAGGTAAAATAACACGGTTAATGGTTTTTATGCCTCCTCGACATGGAAAAAGTGAGCTTACTTCTAAACGTTTTGCTGCATGGTTTTTAGGACGTAATCCGACTAAACAGCTCATTGCTGCGAGTTACTCTGCAAAATTGTCAGATAGCTTTGGACGAGATGTTCGAAATATCGTTTCATCTTCTTTGTTCAAGAATATTTTTCCAACAGTTTCTTTATCTTCTGACAGTAAAGCCAAAGATCTGTGGGAAACCAATCAAGGTGGTATTTTCTTATCTTCTGGTGTGGGTGGGTCTATGACTGGTTATGGTGGTGATTTAGCCATCATTGATGATCCAGTCAAAGATCGACAAGATGCAGAAAGTGCAGTGGTAAGAGAAAATGTGTGGGATTGGTATAAGTCTGTTTTAAGAACCAGAATTATGCCAGGTGGTGCGATTATTCTCGTGTTAACGCGCTGGCACGTCGATGATCTTGCGGGGCGTTTAATCAATGAAATGGAAAATGGCACCGGAGAAGTTTGGGATATTTTACATTTACCTGCCAGAGCAATGGAAAATGATCCTTTAGGTAGGGCAGTGAATAAGCCTTTATGGGCTGAAGCTTTTGGAGATAAAGAGCTTACTCAAATTGAAAAAGCAGTGGGAGAGCGTGATTGGATGTCTTTGTATCAAGGTGTACCGACGTTATCAACGGGTACATTTTTTAAGACGCAAAAAGTACCTATTGTGGATGTGCCTTCTAAAGCCGTTCAAATAGTAAGGCGGTGGGATTTCGCTGCAAGTAAAGCAATTGGCAGTTATGATCCAGACTGGACGGCCGGCGTTAAAATGCAACGTAATGAAGATGGTGGCTATACAATCCTAGACGTTGTTCGTTTTCGTGGCGGTCCTGATGAGGTTGAAAAAACAGTCATGGCAGTGGCTAGTCAGGATGGATATGATGTGCGTATTATTTTACCTCAAGATCCTGGACAAGCAGGTGTTGCGCAGGTTCAATATTATACAAAATTACTGGCAGGTTATAAAATTCAATCTGTCAGAGAAACAGGGGATAAAGCAACCCGAGCAGATCCTTTTGCTGCTCAAATAAATATGGGAAATGTTGCTCTCATAAGAGCTTCTTGGAATAGATCTTTCTTAGAAGAATTAAGTTGTTTCCCCAAAGGTGGGCATGATGATCAAGTCGATGCAGCATCCGGGGCTTTTGCATTTATAGCAATCAAAAAAGGCTTACCCAAAATGCCTTCTTTTGCAAATTTATTAACAATTTCAAAGTAGTTTTGTGATTTTTCAAAAACTCTATCTTTGTGTTCTGCGATATTAAAAATAGTTGAGAAAACAAATAATGGTTAAAAAAAGTAAATTAAGAGAAATTTATATTTCTGAATCTAAACAAAATGATCCAATTAATAAGCAAGATCTTTTTGCGCCTTATGAAGTTCCAGAAGGAATTATTGGCGAAGGAGATGATGCAGATCATTTGTTGGTCAGTGATAGTATTTTTACAGATCAATTTCGTAATTTTAATGTGACGAATGATCCAATGACAACCTTATTTGAAGAAGGTATTGGTTTTCCAGGCTATCCTTATCTTGCACAACTTTCTTTGCGTGGTGAATATCGTATGGTGGTGGAAACCAGAGCAGAAGAGGCAACAAGACAGTGGATTAAGATTAAAAGCTTAGATAAATTTGCAAATTATGATGAGAGAATAGCTCAAATCAATGCTGAATTTGAAAGATTGGATGTACAAGGATTATTACGTAAAGCACTTTGTACCGAAGGCTATTTTGGGCAGTCTTTTTTATATATTGATTTACAAACGGCTCAAAATGATCCTGAAGAAAAAATGAGCCCATTATTTTTAACCCCTAAAAAGATTAAAAAGGGTGAGTTAAAGTCAATTAAATTGTTAGATCCAACATGGGTAACGCCTGTGAGTTATGATGCAATGGATCCTTTTAGTGATGATTTTTATAAGCCTTCTTTATGGTGGGTTTTAGGGCAGCAAATTCATGCGTCTCGTATGATTTCAATGATTTCTCAACCTGTTCCAGATATTCTTAAACCTGCATATAATTTTGGTGGTGTACCTTTAGCATTTATGTGTAAACCTTATGTTGATAATTGGTTGCGCACACGTCAATCTGTAGCAGATTTAATTAAATCTTTTTCAACAATGATTTTAAAAACGGATTTATCTCAATTATTAAGCCCAGGATGTGAAGAACTTAGTAAAAGGGCAGAGTTGATGGCTGCTTATCGTGATAATCGTGGATTACAAATTGTTGATAAAGATAGCGAAGATTTAGAAAATATTGCAACACCTTTATCAGGATTGGACAAATTACAAGCGCAATCCCAAGAACATCTAGCGTCCATTTCTGGTATTCCTTTGGTGAAATTATTAGGAATTACACCATCAGGATTGAATGCATCTTCTGATGGAGAAATACGCTGTTTTTATGACAAAATTTCTGCATTGCAACAGTCAGTATTACGCCAACCAATTGATACAATCTTAAAAATCGTACAGCTTCATTTGTTTGGTTTGATTGATAAAAATATTACCTTTGAATTCAATTCATTATGGCAATTAGACGAGGTTCAACAATCGCAAGTTGATGTGAATACTGCTAAGGTACTCGCTGATTATTTAGGTATAGGCGCAATAGATACCAAGAAAATTAAAGAAATTATTAGTCACAAAAATTTCTAGATTTTTATCTATATAAAAAACGCCTTTAGAAGCTCCTTAATGGGAGCTTTTTTTATGTTTTTTATTTTACAAAATATATATAATAAGGGTTACGAATGAAATTACATAATGTAGTTTCAGTAGCATCTATTTTAGGTGCAATACTGAGTTTTAATTTGCAGCAAGAGGCAAAAGCCAATGTTGCTGATGATTTAAATAAAAATTATAACAATATTGTTAATAATTGCGGTTCAGATACTAGTCCCGCCTATGAATGTTCTGGTAATTTGGTGCGATTGACATCAGCATCTACGAGCTATCATGTTTGGGATCCAAGTCCGAATTCCATTAATGTAGCGAAAGGTATTTCTTTTACTTATTTACGTCATGATATTAAGGTTGATTTAAGATTTGCAGGCCATTTATCTGGGATTATTTATTATCCTAATATGCAGAAACCATCTTCGACTGATGCATCAGAAGTTAGATGTGCATTTCCAACCGATGGTTTTACGATTAATGGACGTGAAAATGGTTGTGGAGCAACAGGATGGTCCGCAGGAAGTGGACCTTGCCAAGATCAAGGTATTTATACGGCTGATGCATGGTATACACATTTTATGTCTGTTACTCAAAATAGTAATAATCAGTATCAACATCAATGTAGTTTTACGATGTCTGCTGGAACACCAAATACAGCAACAATTTTTGATGAAGATTTAAAAGCAATTCGCAAAGTGTTTCATTATGAGAATGATGGGCTTAATCATGCCTCATATAATGAGTTGTTGATGAAGTTATGGCCTTTAAATGCGAAGAATATAATTGATAATCCAGAAAAATTACCTATCCAAGCATTTTTTTACATGAATAAAGACGGTAAGAGTGGTTTAGCTGACGCGCAATATTATCAACAAGATTACTATAAAACAGCTAAAATTATTATACCAATTGTAGAGTTAAATAATGATGATACAGCGAATATCTCTTTTTCATATCATCCACAAGATCGTGGTGTTACAATTGCAGATGAGTTAAATGTGAATTATAATAACATTGTTGATAATTGCGGATCTAAAAAGAAACCAGCCTATGAATGTTCTGGAATTTTATTTCGTCAAGCATCTTACTCTAGTTCTTCCCATGTATGGGATCCAAACGCAAAGTCTATTCAATATGGTGGTATTTCTTTTTCATATTTACGTAAAGATATTCATTTTAAAAATTTCTTACATTCTAATAGAAGCTCAGGATTTATTTATTATCCCTCTCAACAAGTACAAAGTGGAGCAGATAGTACAGAAGTATCTTGTGCATTCCCTGTAGGAGGAAAGACAGATTATAGATCTTACGGTCGATGTGGAGGTTCTTTTAGTTATCCTCAAGCTAGTACAGAGTGCCAACAACAAAATATTAATACAGCAGAAGAGTGGTATACACATTTTATGTCTGTAGCTGGAGATGCTGGTTTTTATCATCAATGTGGGTTTGATGTGTCTCATTGTGGACAAGATACAGCAAATGCATTTTTACAATCTATTAAGGCACATAACCAGATTTATAACATGCAGGCAAATGTTTCAGAGTACGGTACAAATGAAGTGATTGTCGGAACTCAAGAAACTGATGCTAATGGTAAAAGTGTTCATCCAGAGTTGTTGCCTTTACAAGCATTTTACTATCAAAATGCTACTGGATTAACAGAAGCACAAAAATATCAACAGGATTATTATAATACGACAAGTAAAGTTGTTCCCGTTGTGTATATGAATACAACTGATTTGAATAATATTTCTTTTGAATATAAAGCAGCTGATCAGGTTGTGAATAATAATTAATTTTTAATATTATTTAATATTAAGTAATTGTTAAATAAATTGATTTTAAAATGCTCTCTATTTTTGAAAAGAGAGCTTCTCATTATATCGTCATATCAATGTAGATAATAAAAAAAGCATCTTTAAAAGATTGGGATCCAAGTCCAGCAGCTGTGGGCAGAAAAGGCGTATATTTTATGTATGTACGTCAAGATCTTCCACTTGATAAATCATTTAAAGATAAAACATCAGGATTAGTTTATTATCCAACTCAAGAAAAACCTTTAGCAAAAGATGTGAATAGTATTCGATGCGCTTATCCTGTGGATGGTTATACAGATCGACGCTACACCAATGGTGAAAATGATGCTTGTGGTGCAACGGTAAAATACCCTACTGATAGTCAACCTTGTCAAGAGCAAGGGATTATCACAGGTCAGGAATGGTATGATCATTTTGCAGCGATCCCAGATGTAGATAAAGATAGATTACAGCATCAATGTGGATTTAGTTTAGCTAGTAATGAGTCAAATTTAGGGAATATTTTTAAAGCTGTGATTGATGGGCAAAAACTATTACAAACAGCAAGAGGAAGTGCCAATTATGATGAGTTAATTTTAGGGGTGCCTGCGTATAATAAGGTTACAGATGCTAACGGTAATGTATCTTATAATATTGATAATCCTAAATCATTACCAATTGAAGCTTTTTTCTATACAAATGCAACAGGATTAACGGAAGCTCAAGGCTATCAAAAAGATTATTTAGAAGCAACTGGTACTTATGTTCCTGTTGTTCAATTCGATCTTGATACAACCACAGGTAAAGTCACTTATACTTATAATAAAGCTGACCAAACAGATAGTTACAATCAAAATAATCAATAGTTTTTTACTTCTTATTGAACTTTTTTGGAATAGTGCTCTCAATATTGATTGCACTTTTTGATAACAAATACATTTTTATTTGAATAAAAGACAGGTTTAGATGCTTTGTGAAAGTGGGCTATAGGTGTCTTTATGGATTAATAGGATTGTTATAGAATGAAATTACGTTATGTAGTATCCGTAGCATCTGTGTTAGGTGCAATATTGAGTTTTCATTTGCAGCAAGAGGCTAAAGCTAATGTTGCTGATGATTTAAATACAAATTATAATAAAGTGATTGATAATTGTGGATCTGAGAATAGTCCTGGATATTTATGTTCAGGGAATATAGTGCGTTATGCAAATGCTACAACAAATTATCATGCGTGGGATCCTAGCCCAAAATCAATAGAACGTGGCGGTGTTTCTTTTATTTACTTACGTAAAGATGTTAATTACAGTAAACAGGTTAATACTACTGGTGGTCAAACGACGGGTATGATTTTTTATCCACCCGAACAAAAGCCTCAAACGAAAAGTAATGTTGAAACATCATGTATATTTCCAATTGATGGTTGGTCTGATACAAGGCCTGACGGTGGTTGTGGTGTATCAACGGCTTATCCTAAAACTAGCCAGCGTTGTCAGGAGCAGAATATTTATACAGCTGAGGAGTGGCATCAACATTTTGCTAATCCAGAAATTCAATATGCTGGTGTTTTTCAGAATCAATGTGCTTTTGATATGACAAAAAAAATGACGAATATAGCTGCTGCATTTAATGAGGCTATTAAAGCTCATAATGAAGTTGCAGACACACAGTCAGGATATACAGAGTATGGATACCCGGAGCTTCAACTTAAAGCTTGGCCAACTTATATGTATTATTATACGGAAGATAATGTACAAAAAGAAAAACAATTAAGTAATAATCCTGATCAGTTACCTATTCAAGCTTTTTTTTATAGTAAAAATGAGGATTTATTAAGAGCTCAATTTATTCAAAAAGACTATTATAGAGTAACGGGGCTTTTTGTGCCTATTGTAAGGCTAGCTGTTAAAAGTGCTTTTGATGTTTCTTACTCATATAATGATAAAGATCAATTTATTTATAATGATATAGATCAATTTATCGCGGATAATTTAAATACAAATTATAATAATATTGTGGAGGATTGTGGATCAAAAAATAATCCCGCTTATCAGTGTTCTGGAATATTGTTACGACAAACTTCATATTCTAGTGGGGTTCATAATTGGGATCCAAACGAAAAATCTATTCAATATGATGGTATGTCTTTTGCCTATTTTCGCAAAGATATAAAAATCAAGAATTTTATGCAGCCTAATAGACATTCTGGATTTATTTATTATCCTTCACAGTTGGTGCCAACAAGTAAAAAAAGCGCAAAAGTATCCTGTATTTTTCCAGCTGTAGGACAATCTGATAACAGATCATATGGTCGATGTGGTTCTACAACTGTTTATCCTACAACAAGTGTTGAGTGTCAGCAACAAGGAATTAATGATGCAGATAGTTGGTATAAACATTTTACGAATAATGACGTAAGTGGGTATGGGATATTTGAACATCAATGTGCATTTGATGTTTCTAATTGCGGTCATAATACAGCAGATGCGTTTATTCAATCAATTAAAGCGCATAATATGGTTTATGATACATCTTCAGCATATCCACAATATGGTTCTAACGAAGTGGTAGTTAAAACCCCAGCAACAAGTGCAAATGGTCAAACAACTAACCCAGAAGTTTTGCCGTTACAAGCGTTTTTCTATATAGATACTACAGGGTTAACAGAAGCGCAAAAATATCAACAGGATTATTATAATATTACAGGTCAATTTGTTCCTGTCGTGTATATGAATACAACTAATTTTGATAATATTTCTTTTAAATATCAAGCTGCTGATCAGGTTGTTCTCAAAAGTGCTAATTAGAAAATAAGTTGATAAATATTTATAATAAATATGATCAAATAAGTGATGATAATTTTGTTTCTTATTTAACATTTCAATAAATGAGATGGTTTGTTTAGATAAATATTTAGAATTTTTTATTTATTTTTAAATATATTGGATAATGTAAAATGAAATTACGTAATGTAGTTTCAGTAGCATCTATTTTAGGTGCAATACTGAGTTTTAATCTGCAGCAAGAGGCTAAAGCTAATGTTGCGGATGATTTAAATACAAATTATAATAAGATCGTAACCAATTGTGGTTCATCAGATCAGCCAGCGTATGAATGTTCTGGAAATTTGGTGAGGTTGACTTCTGTCTCTCAATATAATGCTTGGGATCCTAATCCCCATTCTGTAGCTCTTCAGTCAGTATCATTTACGTATTTACGGCATGATATTAAAGTTGAATTAGGGTATAATAAGCTTTTATCTGGAATTATTTATTATCCTCCAATGATAACTCCTGCCGATAAAGAGGTTGCACAGATAAAATGTGCTTTCCCAATGGATGGGTGGTCATCAAGTCGATCTGATGGATGTAAGCGACCGATTGATAATAAAACTTGTCAAGATTTAGGTATTCATACCGCAGAAGGTTGGTATCAGGATTTTATGTCACGGCCAATAGCTGATAGTAATAGATATGTTAATCAATGTGGTTTTTCTATGACTATTAAAGGGGAAAATATAGCTCAAGATTTTAATGAAAATTTAAAAATAATAAATAATATTTTTGATGAGACAATGCTTGGTGCTGATGGTCAATTACCTTCTTATAGAATTAATGGATATAATGAAATAACGATTAAACCATTTCCTTCGAATGATCAATCTCAGATTATTAATCCAGAAAAATTGCCTATTCAAGCATTTTTTTATGTGTCAAAAGATGGCAATAGTGGTTTAGCTGATGCACGATATTATCAACAACAATATTATCAAAAGGCGCATATTATAGTTCCTATTGTAAAGGTAAATGAAAATGAAAATGATCCTGCAAATATTAGCTTTTCATATAATCCTGAAGATCGTGGGGTTACAGTCGCCGATGAATTGAACGCAAACTATAATAAGGTTGTTGATAATTGTGGGGGTAAGGATAATCCAGCATTTCAATGCTCTGGTATCTTATTTCGTCAAACTTCTTACTCTAGTGCTTCTCATGCTTGGGATCCTAATGAGCTTTCTATTAAATTAGATGGTGTTTCTTTTGCTTATCTTCGTAAAGATATACATTTTAGAAACTTTATGAATGCTCGTAATTCAGGCTTTATTTATTATCCATCTCAGCAGGCACCAAGTGATATAGAAAATGCAAAAATTTCTTGTGCATTTCCTACAATTGGTTGGTCTAATGATCGTCCCTATGGTCGATGTGGATCACACACAAGTTATCCAACAACGAGCGTTGAGTGTCAACAGCAAGGTATATATACTGCAGATGATTGGTATAAAAAATTTGCAGATACATCTGTGGTTGGATTAAATAAATTTTTTAGTCAATGTGGATTTGATGTTTCAAATTGTGGGCATGATATTGCAACAGCTTTTAGTGAATCTATAAAAGCTCATAATCTTGCTGAAGCAAACTCTAATTTGAGTGGTAGTGGATCTAATGAAATTATTGTTCGTAATCAGGAAACTGATGCAAGTGGTAAAAGCGTTCATCCAGAGACACTTCCTTTACAAGCATTCTATTATCAAAATGCTACTGGATTAACAGAAGCTCAAAAATATCAGCAAGATTATTATAATACGACAGGCAAAGTTGTTCCTGTTGTTTATATGAATACAACTGATTTTAATAATATTTCTTTTGAATATAAAGCTACAGATCAAGTGGTGAAAAATAACTAAGAATAAACTATATTAATTAAAAATAATTTCATGACATTAAAAAATAGGACTTTGGTTTTTGATGCGCAGTCTATGCGTTTTGAAGACTGGAACGGGCATTTGCGCGTACATAATACGAACTTAACCAAAGCAAATGTCTGTGAATATTATGGTGCTGAGATTAACAACCATAAACAATATGGGTTAGATCCCAATAAAAAGTATCGTTTTTTACGATCGCCTGATGCTTTGGAAAAAGCGGTAGGATCTTTTAAAGAACGTCCAATCCTTTATGTGCATAAGGCAGCTGATGCTAATCGTTTAGATAACTCCAAAGTTATTGGAACAACAGGATCGGATCCTGCCTTTTCATACCCTTATATTCAATCTTCGATTACGATTTGGGATGGGGATTATATTGAGGCAATCAAAGACAATACTCAGGCTGAACTATCAGCCTCTTATGCATTTACTCCGATTATGGATAAAGGAGAATTCGAAGGGGATTCTTATGACGGGATTATGACGGAAATTTACGTCGATCACGTTGCGTTAGTGGCAGAGGGACGGGCAGGTCCAGATGTTAGAGTTTCAGATGAAAGGTTTAATAACATAATGCCAAAACTTAATGATACAGGGGTGGAATTAACAACCGCTCTGGCAAATTTACTAGGAAAAACAGGTGTAAGTCGTAGCGATGTTGCAGATGCAGTTGCAACAGCGAGTGGTACACGTCGTAAAAATCTTGGTAAAATTTTACATGCAATTTTAACCAATAATATGACTGCAGCAGATTGTGATTGTGTCAAAGATGATCAAATCGATGACGCTGTTAATCGTGTCATGGATGAAGATGCAGATTTTATCGGTGATGAAGAACCTGTTGATACAGTGTCTGCAGAAGATGAAGATACTTCTGATTTAGATGTTGCTGATTGTGATCGTTTGAGTAAGAAAAATGCTAAACAACGCGTTCAAGCATTTGATGCGGCTTCTTTAGAACGTTCTATTGAAAAACGATTGGTTGCGAAAGCAAAGCAAGCTCAAGAAGCTCGTCAACTTGTGAAACCATTGGTTGGTGAATGGGCGATTACCGAAGATGAAGGTGAAGAAATTTTACGTAGCGTTCTTGTTGAAATTACAGGTGAAGCTCCACCAGCATCAATGGGATATAGCGGATTAAAATATGCAGTAGATCTTGTTTTGTCTCATAAATCTCAAGGTAGAGCAAATGATAGTAAAAGAATGCAAAAAGGTGACTTGCAACGTTTTGGTGCAACACGATTACGGAGTATTTAATAATGACATTTCAAAAGAAGGTTAGTTTAGGCCCAGCAAAGGGGTGGGAAGGCGATTTTGCTTCTACGAATGTAAGAGTTTCTTTTCTAGGTGATCCTCAATCAGAGGAAGTAACAGTAGTAGATGGTGAAAATCAAGCAGGATTTACGTTAAAAAGTGCCTATTATCAAGCTGGTGTGGGTGGTGTTCGAGCTGGATCTTTTGTTTGGGTTGATGAAGCAACAAAAACAATTATGAATACAGGTGAAGGTAGTCCTGCTGGGTTTGTAGGTCGTGAATTAACTGGTGTTCCTGCGAGTTACTTAGAAGAAGCATCATCACAGATTCCTGCTGGATTTATGGTGACTGTTTATTCAAAAGGGGAGTTCTTAGTTAATGTCCCAGATGATGCCATCACAGTGCAACGAGGTGAGGTAGTGAGAGTTACTGTTGAAGGTAAACTTACTGTTAGTGATGATGGGATTGTAACAACATATAAATACGTAACCAGCGCTAAAGTCGGCGAGTTGGTTGCTGTTTCATCATGGATTTAAGGGGCTTTTCAATGACTATTCAAACAAAATCTTGGGCTCGTGATAGAGCTATTTTAGCCAATGAATTTGGTATTCATCTGCCAAATGTGATGGATTATAGTAATAATGCCAGAGTAGGAGATAGTGCTTTTTCTGCAGTAACAACTGCGAATAATACTATTCCTTCACAGTTTACAACTTATATTGATCCTCAGATTATTGATGTATTAACTGCTCCTTTAAAAGCTGCACAAATTTATGGTGAAGCAAAAAAAGGCGATTGGTTACACGATACAATGATGTTTACTGTTGTAGAGCCAGCAGGCGATGTTGCTGCTTATGGTGACTTCCATCAAGCTGGCTATAGTCGTATGAACACTAACTTTCCTCAACGTCAACAATTTCTAGTACAAGCATTTGCAGAATGGGGTGATCGTGAAGTTGGGCGTGCAGGGTTGGCAAATATTGATTTACCATCTCGTAAGCGTTTAGCCGCGGCATTATTGCTAAATCATTGGCAAAATCAAAGTTATTTCTTTGGAGTTTCTAATTTGCAAAATTACGGTGCATTAAATGATCCTAATCTTTTAGCACCAATTGCTCCTAAGGTAAAAGCAAGTGAAAAAACAGCTTGGGAAGATGCAACGGCGAAGGAGATTTATGAAGATATTCAAGAACTCTATCGCGAATTACAATCTCAAACACAAGGTGTTGTTAATTTAGATAATGCTGTGGATATGGATAGTCCATTAAAATTGGTCGTTTCTAATAATGTTCAAGCATATTTATTAAAAACAAATGAATATGGAATTTCTGTTCTTGATTTATTAAAAAAGAACTTTCCAAACCTTGTGCAAATGAGCGCACCTCAACTTTCTTTAGATGCCGTAGGAGAGGAAAGCGATAATAAAAAAATTGAGTTGGTACAGTTGTTTGTAGAAAACTATCAAGGAATTGATACATTTACTTGTGCTTTCTCTGAAAAATTACGTAGTCATGGTGTGGTGCGTGAAAGCTCTTCTATGAAAGAGAAATTAACTCAAGGGTCTTGGGGGACTATTTTAACACGTCCTGTATTAGTCGCACAAATGATTGGGGTATAAAGAATGAGTGATGATATATTGGTCGCGTGCAAATTACCGCACGGGATTTATTTAGACGTTGGAAAGCAACGAGTGAAATTAAATGGAGTAATGCAAAGTGGGCGCCTTGAGGCGCCTTTTTTTACAGCTCCTGCAAATAGTGTCGGATTAACCAAAGTTCCTCGTGATTTTTGGGAAGCATGGATCAATGATCATAAGGAATTCGAACCTGTTAAAAAAGGTCTGATTTTTGCATCTAGTAAGAAGAAACGTTTATTGGATGAAGCTGATGAAAAATCAGATTTTAAAAGTGGTTTAGAACGTATTAACCCTTCTAAACTTCCTAAAACTTTAGAACAAGTCAAAGCAGGACAAGTTTAAATGAATGAACGACCCGATGTAATGGGTCGGGAAGTTGTTTTTGAGTGGTCGGAATGGGCAGCAAGCTTTCCAGAACTGGAAAGTCATTTCCGACCTCATAATGTGCAAAAAATTGCAGAGCGTGCTGCAATTTATTTCAACCCCAGTAGTAAGGGGGTTGTTTGCTGTCCAAAAGAGCGTCGTATTTTATTGAACTTATTGGTTTCTCATTTGGTTTTCTTACAAAAGAAAACAGCCGAAGGAGATCAATTAATGGGGCCTGTTTCTTCTGTATCAGAAGGGAGCATTTCCTTGTCTGTAGATACCAAAGGGAGCATCGGAAAGATTGATCCTTGGTTATCACAGACACGATATGGTCAAGAATTCTGGGCGCTCAGTAAAAAATATCGCAGCACATTTTATATTCGACCTATTCCCGACCCAAGATTAAGAATTTTTCCATAAGGAACATTTTATGGCTGATATTAAAGTAAAAACAACAAAAAAAACATCTTCTGTAAGAAAACCTATAAAAGTACAAAAAGTAAAAGCTTCAGATAAACCTTCTGCAGCAGTTGACGATTTTATGGACGAGGAAGATGAGGTTAATTCAGGGGAAGCAGAGTGTTTATTGCGTTCTGCATTGAACATAACAAAAGCTTGTTATGTGCAAGAGGATGAAGAAGGAGATCAAGAACATGATGAAAATACAGAGGGTTTTCAGCCTGTTGATCGGTTGATGTCTTCGAATATAGATAATAAAATTTCATATTATGAAAAATCTATGCGTGTTGTCGAGGAAGATACTCAAGATTATGTTGTGGTTGGATGTCGTTTTCCAAATGGTGTTGTGATTTCTTTAGGAAAGAGCAAAGTGTTATTACGAGGAATTAATGATATGCCAGATCATGAAAAAGAAATTCACCATGGAAATGTTGGTTTTACTAAAATTATCAGACCGGCTTGGAAAGTATTTTTAAAAACTCATCGAAATTGGTCTCCATTATTAAATGGTTCTATTTTTGTAGTAAGTAATACAAATAATATGATTGCTTAATAAGTTAATAATTATAAGAGAGTGAGAAAATGTCAGAGTATGACTATCAAAGCCAGGGAAAAATTTCTTTGAGTGCACCACAAAACGGTAGTATTAATAAACTTGCTGGTGGCAGTAATATTCAAGGCGGTGATAATTACACTGCTTTTTTTATAAATTATGATGAAAATAATATTGCAGAAAGCTCAGTAAGTGATGCAACAAACGTAAAAATACATGCTGTTGCAAATACTAATCTGACCGTATCAAAAGGTAGAGGAAATACTTATTATGCAGATCGTAACTTCACATTCCTGAATGGTACAGGTAAGACATATGCTGAAGTTAATGGTAATTATTCTATATTTGGACAGGATGGATTAAATTTGACATTAGAAGCTTTTGCTGATGATGGTATTGTTATCAATAATGCAGGCAATACTATATTACAAGCGTCTAATTCTACAGCAAAAATGACGCTTTGGGGTTACCCAAATGATGATGCATCCTCTACAATTTTAGCATTTGGTGGGAAATCAGCGAATAGTTTCATTTCAGGAAAAGGAATGAATATTTATAGTGGAGGAGATGGAAAGAATGTTTTTTCAATGTATAAAAATATTTGTGAGAATGGAACGACATTAATTTTAAATTTTAATCAAGATACTGATTACATTGATGTTTCTCAAATTATTGATAAAAATAGTTTTGTTAATCTTCTAAGAATTTCAAAAAATGTTAATGGAAACGCATTTATTGAGTTGGAGACACATACGCTAATTTTAGTCGGTATTTTGCTTGAAAATATTAATATTGATCGTTTTTCTTTTTAATATAACCTTCTATTTAAAATATATATTTTTGTTAGGCAGCTTATGAGCTGCTTTTTTTTTACTTATTAAAATTTAATTATTTTTTATTGCATTTCATTTGTAAATTTAAGGATAAACAAGCCATGAAATTTCTTCGTGTAATTTCATTAATGGCTGTTATTGTGTCTGTTGCAGGGTGTTCTAGTCGAGCTGATGCGAATGTTGCACAAGATTTAACAGCTAATTATAATAAAATCGTCAATAATTGTGGATCACAGGATAACCCCGCTTATTTATGTTCAGGTAATTTGATTCGCTTTACAACAAATGATCATAATTATTTACCATGGGAAACTTCCCCAACGTCATATCAAAACGGAACAGGCGTATCCTTTTTTTATACGCGTAGAGATGTGAATACTAAGGTTGTCTTTAATGGTAAATTTTTGGGAATTATTTATTATCCACCATTAATTAGGCCTGAAGGAAAATTACAAGCAAAGTTTTTATGTGCGTTTCCTATGGATGGTGTTACGGATGAGCGCGTTCAGAGTTGTGGTGCACATTCTGCATTTCCTCAGGATAGTATTCCTTGTCAAGATCAAGGAATTTATACTGCAGATGAATGGTATAAACAATTTACTTCCATTGATAAAGAAGATTGGGGAACAAATTGGGCTAGGGCTACACATGAATGTGGGTTTGATATTAAAGAAGGTACAGATAATAGGGCTGACATTTTTAATCAAATGTTACAAGCTCAAAAAAAGGTTAAAGTTGAAGAAGGAGCATGGGATACCTTCTTTAATTTCAACGAATTAATTATGAATTTGTGGGTGGCAGATAGTAAGGGGCATATTAGTAATGCACAAGATCTTCCTATTCAGGCTTTTTTCTATACAACAGATACAGATGGAAATTCTGGCCTGTCTGATGCTCGTTTTTTCCAACAAAGATATTATGATTTAAATAATCATATAATTATTCCAATTGTAAAAATTGTCCAGGATAGTTCTTTGAGTAAAGTGATCTATGTTTATAATAGTGCAGATCAACAAGTTAGCAAATGAGATTACGTTGATTATGAAGATTTATTTGAATGATCAAAATACGTGTTTATATAAAAAATTTTATTAATTAATAAAATAATTCTTATAAATTTAATTATTCATAAGGATTTCTCTTATTTTGAAATGATGCTGGATTTTTTAATAAGATGTGATGATTTTAAGAAATAAAAAGGTATAAAATCATGAAAATTCATGACTTGGTAAGAGGAATGATTGGGGTAGTTAATCCTAATATTACAGGATCTTTATATCGATCCAAGGGTTATGTGTTGGAAGGAACGCAACAAAACCCCCTTTACGAGGACCCTATTCAAGTTGAGTTGCAAATTCAGTCTGTTCCTGGAGATAAACTAAGCCACTCCCATTTTTTAAATCAGCAAGGTGAACGTAAAGTTGTTTACGTCAACGGTCAGGCTTTTGGTATTGATCGCGTACGTGGTGCAGGTGGTGATTTATTAGAATTTTACGGTCGGCGTTGGCTAATCGTTCAAAGATTAGAAGCATGGGAAAATTCTGATTGGTGTAAGGTTGCTGTCGTCGCACAGTTAGATAAACCAGAAGATGATGATGCTTCGATAGAAGACTATGTTTAATTTAAAACTAATTTATATAATAAGGATATTATAGTGAAAAAATATTTATATGCAGTGCCTTTATTGGCATTTGGCTTTGGAATTATGCTGTCTGCACATGCAGAGGTAAAACCACGATTGGCATATGCCCACGTAACAGTGGAATATGAACATAAAGAGTTAAGATCAGATTATCAGGTATTTCCTGTTCATTTGCAATGGACAAAGGAGAATTACGATTCAAATAAGGCACCAATAGTATTAATGCCTTTTAATTTACCAAAGAGCGTGCCTAATGGTGCTGAGTTTGTTGGTGTGACAGGGACAATTACAGCTACTACTGTTGGTGAAAGTCCTGATGAGAAGAAAGATGCGGTTGCATTATTAGAAATGTTTTCTTCTAGCTCTGATTATTGTCCAAAAATGGGGGAAACTATTAATCCCAGCACATTTAATCTCTATGATACAAGTAAATTTACATCTTATTTTTCACAAATTATGAAACAGACTAATGTAGGTGATAAAACACTTGATATTGATTACACTATGGCTCAAGGGTTACCATTAAATCTTGGGGAAGATAAATGTATGTTTTTAAAATTTGATGGATGGGACTGGCAAAGTAAACCTTATACTATTACAGCTGATTTAGAAATTAAATATAAAACATCGGCTTCTAATTATAATCCAAATATTCAGAAAAAAAGTTTAGATGTAGAAAATTTGTGGGGGGCCCCTGATACAGGATATACAGTGTACCCTGTTTTAAAGGATGGTAACTCTGCAAATCAAACACTACCACCAGGAACAATTATGTCTGTTTTTGGTGGAGTAGGTGTTCTTAATGTTAATTACCCAAATCTCAAGGATTGGGTGGTTCAAAGTAAAATTATTGTTTATAAAAATGGTAGTTGTGAAAAAGCATTCCCTAAGCATCGTTTAAGTAGATTTAGGTGGCAAGATACAAATAGTTTTATAGATAGTACATCATTGGACACATCAACAGTCATCGCAGAAAAAACGCTTAAAGGTAGTGGAATAAATGCTGCATTAACACAAATGACGGGGAATGGTAACTTACCTATTCATGTGGAAGATGGGGATTGTGTAGCACAAGCTTTTGTTAATAGTAATGTTCATGGGATTACTGACCCTTTGAATGAAGAAGGACAAGCAGGTTTTTCTTTTATTCCAGATTAATATCTTAAACAAATATACCATATCATAAAAACACAACTTTCTATGATGTGGAGTTGTCTTTTTTGTATAAAGATGATAGATTAATTATAGAATGGTTTTTCTATATAAAAATTGTAAAAACCAACTTTAAGTAAGGTCTTTAGGCAGTATCCAAAATCAGCCAAAGGCCTTTTTTATTGTTTAAAATTAATTCAATTTTATATTTAAAAAAGAGTTTGGACATGTCTTATGATGGCATGCCTGCTACATATCATATCGATTTGCCAGATCGTATGGATCAACAAAGTGATATTAGAAATCAGTATGATGCTGATATTCGTCATATTGTCGGAACATTTAATCGTTATCTTAGCAAAAAATATCCAGCGTCACATTATCAGAACTTAGACTGGCGTGTTATTAAAGCAATGATATGGGTAGAGAGCGGGCATAAGCGTTCTGCATGGCGTTTTCGCCCTATGCAGATTGGAAATATTGGCGATCCTGGATTACAAGCAGTATTACATCTAAAAAAAACACGGTTAAAAAATGGAAAAGTGCATATTCAAAGTGAAGGTGCTGAGTTAATTATTCCTCCTGAATATACTGCAAATTTAACTTGGAAAAATAAAGAGAAAATACGCCATGATCCACAATTAAATATTCAAGCAGGAGTGGCGTATTTATTAATGCGTCACGCTAAATTTGGATATAGAACTGTAGTTGATTTTGATGAAAAAGATTATAAAATCACTGTAAAATTTGGTGATAATATTAATAAAATTGCAGCGGCTAATGGGACAACAGTTAATATTTTAAAACAATTTAATCCTCAAATAAATATACAACATTTACAAGCAGGATTACTGCTTAAATATAAAAAAGCCAAAATACGGAAAACAGTATTGGGATGGTATTCGATGAATTTTTTAAGCATTACCAAAAAATATAATGCTGAGGGGGATCGTCGATATATGAAAAAGCTGAAGTATGCTTACACAGAGATCAATCGCCAATAATTAATAGAGATATGCTATGTTTAAGATGAAAATATTTAAACGTCAAAGATTCAAAAAAAATAATGTTAATCAGATAGTATTAGATTTAGACATAGTAGGTCAAAGAGAGTTGTATGATCAAATACTTGGAGTTATTGTAAAGGTATGTCAATTAGAGTAATTTGATTAATTATTAATCTATAAAATAGCTTTTAATAAAAGGTTTTGTTATGAGTTTAATTATTTTTTTTAAAGCAGGTTTGGTTGGTGCTTTCGGATTGATTATTGCGATAGTTGCTGTGATTGCACTATTCACGGCTGTATCTGAAGCGTCTCGTTTAATTAATATTAATATACCTAGATTACTTGCTTTAATAACTTTAGTTGTCATTTGGAGTGTGGGCTGGGGAATTGCTTATTATTATTTTTTAACAATTAAAAATAGTTCTTCTGATGAAATTGTATTAACTACTTTTGCTTGTCTATTCACTTTAACGCCCTCTTTGTCTTTCGTATGTGCAGCATTCTCATATTATGTACAAGTACAAAAATATCTGAATATGGCCAATCAAGAGAAAATTAATTAAGTTTATTAAACAAATCATATAATTTAAAAGGAATGTTAAGGGTAATTACAAGTCTAATGGCGTTGCAGAATTAAATGTTAGTAAACATGATATTATGGCATCAAGTGTATATGGTAGTAGTTTACGAGGAATATGTTGAATATTATCAACCATCATCATTGATTAGGTGTTCCTTACGATAATGCAAGTGATAGATTTAATTAATATAGATTTGAAGGTAGGATTACTACAACTCAAAAAATATTTGCTCTTATTTTCCAAGGAAATCTTTCAAAACTAGTGCATCCACAGCAGCTTATATTGCAGGTGAGTTTAAAGATAATATAAATTATCATTATGTTTGTTTTGATACTAATAAATAGAAAAGAGTTACATTGTCTGACTTTTAATTAAAATATGGTTAAAATGAATTAATAAAAGGCACCTTGATTTAAGGTGCCTTTTTTATTGAAATAATCGTTTAGTAATGGCGAAAAATATAGCTGTTAAAAGCAAAGGACACCATTTGTATGTCCTTTTTTAAATTTAAATAACAATCCAAAATAAAGTAAGGATTAAGAATTTTATGTCTATACCTTTAAATAATATCGTAAATATTAAGCCTAGTGTACTAGGTGTTGGGAATAATGGAAATAACCTTTTTGGGTTAATGCTAACAGACACAACAGGACTTGCTGCAGGTCATATTTCGGCGTTTACGAGTGCAGATCAAGTTCGTAAGCTTTTTGGTGATGAATCTACAGAATATAGTTTAGCGAGTGTATATTTTTCTGGCTTTACGAACTCTGATCGTGTTGCAGCACAATTATATATTGCGCCATATTATAAAAATGTTCCTGTAAGTTTAATCGGTGGAAGTTTAGGAAATATGACATTAGATGAACTACGTAGTTTATCTGGTGATATCACTGTAACCGTTGATAAGACAATTTACGGGCCTGAAACTATTGATTTAGGTGATGTAACCAGTTTCAGTGGTGCTGCAAGTAAAATAAATGTAGCATTATTTGGAAAGAAAAGTAGTAAAAACGCATCATCTACATCAGGTAGTGCCGTTGCATCAGTTACTTTTTCGGTGATGAGTAGTTCTATGGTGATTAGCCATGAGCTATCTAAAAATGAACAGAGTGGTTCAGTAAAAGATGCTATAAAAATTAGTGCTTCTGGTGCATTAGCAAAAGCATTATATTTAACAACTGAGACTGGGGCACAAGCATCCATTTCTGAAGATATTTCTACCATTACAAAATTATTGGATAGATTGCGCCAACAAAATCTCTCTTTTTGTTCTGTATTTTTAACATGGCATGCAGATATCAATGAAAAGCTAGAGTTCGCCAAGTGGGCTAATTCTACGCAAGATGATGTTTGTGTTATTTTAAATGATCAAAATCCAGAGGCATATAAAAAAGATTCAAAAACAGCTTTTGCCAAAGTAGTCAAAGATAATAATTATGAAGGTGTAGTATCTGTTTATAATAATTTAGAGCTTTGTGCCTTTATTGCAGGATATCCTGCAGCTTGGGATTTGACGAAATCAGATGGTCGTTTTACAGCAGCTTTCCGACGTAACTCTTTATTAAAAGCAAATATTACTGATGAAGAGCAAGCTAATAATTTGAGAGACAATGGATATAATTTTTACGGTGTTTGGGCGTCTTCTACAAGTAATTTTACATTTATGTATGAAGGTAAAATTTCTGGACAATATGTATGGTTAGACAGCTGGTTCTGTCAAGTTTGGATGCGTCGTCAATTTCAATATTATTTTATTATGACATTACTTGCCAGGGGACAAATTCCTTATAACACAGATGGTAAAGGTATTCTCACCACAGCAATTAAGCCAGCAATTGATCAATATTTAAGTTTTGGTGCTATTCGTCCAGGGATTACTCTCGCTGATGAGCAAGTTCAACAGCTTAAACAAGCAGGTTTAAATCAATCTCAAATTAACAATATTACGACGGTTGGTTACTATCTCAAAGTAGATATGGAACGTGTTACACCACAAACTCGCGTACAACGTGGGTCTCCACCAATTAATTTTTGGTATACCGATGGTCAATCCGTCCAACAAATTAACATGAACAGTATCGAGATTCAGTAAAATGGTAGCAAATAGAACAATTACCGCAATTAACACGAAATTAACTTTAATTGCGTCTAATCCATGGACAAATACAACCGCAGCAGATGCAGTAGGACTTGGTTCAACAGCAACAGGATTTGTTTCTCCTTTAGTAGGGGTTCCGCTAAGCCTAGAAGGGATGACTTCTGATAATCCATTTAGCTTTTCTCATCAAACGATGGTTGAAACAGCAACTTCAATGGAAGGCAATTTATATGGTGGATACTTAGCAACTGCGAATACAGTTGAACTAACTATTACCTTTATTGCAGCGTCTGATTCATTGGCAACTTTGCAAGCATTGGCAAAAGTTATGCAAGTTCAACGTGAAACGATGAAATTTAACGGTACAATGATTGTTCCTTCACAAGGAAAAACATTTGCGTTGAATAATGGATATTGGTTGGAATGGCAATCAATTCCAACGCATGCAAAAATCTTACAACCCATTGCTTGTAAATTCCGCTTTGAATCTGTGGATGAAACATTAGAAGCATAAGATTTTAAGTAAATAGGATATATTTCCTATTTACTATCAATTTTTCAGTTAGATATGATATAAATTCTAAAAAACAGCTAAGGAATATGATGACAGATAATAATAGTGATTATGAACTTTGGTTTATTGATTTTTTTGTTCAAAGAACAAAGGAAACTTTGGATGGGTATGAGAAAGATATAGAAACTCTCAAGGCAAGAGCAACTTCTTTATTAAGTTGGGTAATAACTTTATCTGTTGCGAGTATTACAGCCTGTGCTGCAAGTATTTTGAAGCATAATATAATTTTTAGTATATCATTAGGTGTTATATCAACGTTATTAATACTTACTGCAATTTGTTGTGTAGTAGTTCTTTTTTCTAAAAAATGGAGAAAGCTGGATTATCGTAAAAAATATTTTGATGATTTTTATCAAGACTCACAAATTGAAACTTTAAAAGTGCAACTAGATGCGCACTTTTGTACGATCGAAGAAAATATAATATATTATCAAAGAACTCAACGTTTTATGAAGTTAGCATGGGTTCTTTTTTGTTTAACTCCACTTTCTTTAGTAATAATGGTTTTTAATTTTTCTTTTTGTGTAGTTTTATGTGTGTAAGCAGAATCAGCAGCACGTATACTTGGATCTTTCACAATATTAGATCTTTTAACATTTTTCATTAAATCACTTCCTTTGCGTGGAGGTGAGCTATTGCTTGTATTACTAGCTTTATCGTTCATTAATTATAATCCTATTCAAGATCAAAACTAGAACAATAATAAACTGAAAACAATTTAAAATCAAACACTAACAGGCACTGTAACAGGTGCCTTTTTTATTGGAGAAATATAGATGGCTCGTCGTTCGATTGATATTAAGATTGAAGAAAAAGGAAGAGACCAAGGCAAGCTCTTTAAAGTTACGGAAATGTCAGCATTTGATACTGAAGAATGGGCAGAACGTGCGATTAATGCGATTTTACGAAATGCGACCTCTCAAGATTTAGCAGTATTATTACCGCTTGTTTATTCTTATGTTCAACAAGTGAACGAAGACAAATCTCTTGAGGAAGTTGTGGAAGATCGTGAAGAAGGAAAAGCTGCAATTAATCAAGCGACGGAAAGTTTAGCGATATATTTTGCATCAATGTTTTTCCAGTTACCATATGATGAGTTGCGTGTGGTAAGTGATCCTTTGCTGCAATGTTGTTCGATTTATTTAAATCCAGGACAAACTCAAATGACAGAGCCAGTTTTAAATAATCCAACGCAATATATTGAAGAGGCTTCTACTATTTTTGGCTTAAAACGGGAGGCATTTAAACTTCACACTGATTTTTTTACCAACGGCGCCAAGCGTCACTTGAGCCGATTAATCAGTCAAATGGACTCACAGATAGATCAGTCATCCGATACACCCCCAACGTCCCCCAAGCTATAGGACAAGTTGTTAGCTCCGGTTTTGCGACATTGAATGAATTGAAAACTATTTATGGGGTTCAGGATTTATATGACTTTTTAGAGATTGTTTTAATAAATAATTATAATGAGTGTGTAATGCTAGAGAATAGTATAAGGAATGCAAAACATGGTTAATATTCTAGAACAAAACAATCCAACAGATACAAACTATCAAATACCTTCTTTGTCTGGAGCAATGAGAAGTCGGGTTCGTGATAGTGTATATGGTATGTTTAATTTAAAATTTATAAATCGTTATAGAGATATAAGTCTTGTTTATAATAATTTAGTAGATATGGCTGCTAATAAATTGAATATGCCTCAGGCGTCTCAAAATATAATGCTTCCTGATTTTAATACATTTGATGTAGGAAAAGGTTTTTATCAAGGGGTCAAAAAATATGGATTGAATCCTTTAAATTTATATGTGGAGCAATCTAAACGTATTGAACGCTTGGTGCAGTTGTGGGATGGAATGACCAAGGAGCAAAGAGAGGCGATCTCAGGATTTACATCTTCTTTGAAGACATTTGTTGACGCAACTTTTTCGATTAAAACGGCATTTCAATTATCTGACAGAATGTCAGATATAAAGCAATTGTCAAAAATTGAAGGTGAAGAATCAAGAGATATTGTTCTCTTGCGAAATATTTATCGACGTAAGGGAACCAGTGATGATGATTTTATTGAATTACAAAAGAAATTATCTGGTTTGACAACCGCATTAAAACTGGATCCTGAAAAAGTAGCAAAAGATAAAGATTATCAGTTTTTTGCACGATATAATGGAGAGCTAAATAAAACATCTGATGCCAATGGTAAACGTTATGGTGCTTTGGATCGTCAACATCAACTGGAGGCCGCGATTAAACGTGCTCAAGCCAACAAAGTTGATCCAGATTTAATTAAGGCGCATTTAGATGCGATTGTTGGAGAGAAAATTGCGGTTAAAGTTTATGCTGTGATTACCGATCCAAATGCAAAAGCCATTGAAGCAGAGGAGGCGGTGAATGCGGATCGACAAGATCAAGGGATGCCAGCAGCTCAGCATTATGTTGATATAAAAACTCAGGCAATAAATAGTCATGAGTCGGTCAGTGGTGGGATATCCATTCCATTTATACAACCAATTGTCAGTAATGTGGCAGGGTTAATCAATGCTGCATTAAATAAATATCCTGATGAAATTGGTAAAATTCAAGGGGGGGCAGCCGTGATGTCAGAAGGGACAAAATGGCTGGAATTTGCCTATAAGGCCTATAAGGGGGTGGGTGCTGCGAAAGAGGCATTCTATCCGAATAATTCTGATTGGAAACCGAGTGGGCCCAAAAGAGTGAAACAAAACCGTCCTCCTGCGCCACCGTCTTCTTCAGATGATTCTGGTCCTGATCCTGCACAAGTTACTGGAAATAAAGGCTCTATGGCGGGGGATATTACAAAATTTGGGGTGGCAGCAGCAACCGCGGCTGTGTCAAAAACGCCAGAACATGAAACCAATTTTGTCGAAAGGTTACAAAAGCAACAGACCGCGTTGACAAGAGGTGGGGCAATTGTAAAAAGTACGGTTAATGCAAAAAAGCATGGTTCAGATTATATTCCATCGCCTGTTAAGGGTGCTGCAGAAAAGGCTGTTTCTAAGGTAAAGGATGCTGCGACAAATATAGAAAAAAAATTAAAAGATCCATCTGTACAAAAAAAGCTTCTAGAGGATCTAGAGACTATATTTATTATAATTCTTAAGAGGTATGTGCCTTCATTACGGAATGTGCCTACACCTTTGCTTTTGCCTGGTAATAAACAAATAATTGCGAACAATGATTATGCTAATAAAAAACGCAATGTTGCACTTAATCAGCAAGCATCAAATTATAATCCTATTTTAGGGGGTGCTAATCCAGAAATAGCAGGTTTGGTTGTAAAAGCGGGTTACAGACTAGGGATACCTCGTTTTGATCAGTCTGGTATGAATAATGGGGCATTTAGGACACGGAATTTAGCAATGGACATGCAACATGCTGGGCAGGCTTCTAAATTATCACAGGAAATTAATAATCAACAATATCATACGGTGATTAATGTAACGCCTGCCAATGCGGATCCAATGCGTGTGGCAGAGATTGTTTATAACAAAGTTAAACAAGCATCTTTTGGACACAGCAAATCGGTGCCCAGTACACATGCAACCCAAATGACTATGGTTTAGCACTGTATTTCGGGTTTTGACATTCTTTGCTCATTTTTTCTAAATACAAGTTGGATGCTTTTTGAAAATATATAATAAGATTACCAACATGTTCATAACGGGGGGACGTGGCGGTAATTTTTGTAAAACGTTGTATAAAAATATTATTATTTAAAAAAGAGATATCTTCATATGGAGAAGCCTTTCCTAAGGCAATATATTTTTTTTGTTCAGTATTTTTCATGGATATTGTAATACCATCCACCATCAGACAAACATCCATAATGGGGTTTTCGATGGGAACTTGTTGGTAACATTCAGCAATAGATTTTACAATTCCTCTGACCCCACCACCTTGGGAATTGGGTGGACAATAATCTGGTGCAAATAGGGTAACGGCTTGATCGACCAGTTCAGGAGGCATGTATTTTTGTATGTCTTTGGCTTGAGCGGTCAAGGGAAGAGCTATTACGGTAAGGATAAGGAATATTTTTTTCATTGTTGATCCTTGAGCATGAAGAATAGTGATAAAGATATCATTATCATTGTATTTCATCATGAACAATTAACAATATCATACGGTGATTAATGTAAGGCCTGCCAATGCGGATCCAATGCGTGTGGCAGAGATTGTTTATAACAAAGTTAAACAAGCATCTTTTGGACACAGGAAATCGGTGCCCAGTACACATGCAACCCAAATGACTATGGTTTAGCACTGTATTTCGGGTTTTGACATTCTTTAGCTATTTGTTCGACAAATAAATTTGTTGCTTTATCAAAATAAATATATAGATTCCCAACATGTTCATAACGAGGTGAGGTTGAGGTGATTTTTACAAAACGTTCAGTAAAAGCATCTCTTTCTAAAAAAGGAATTTCTTTATAGGGTCTTGATTCTCCATGTGCACGGCTGTCTTTTCGTTCAGTATTTACTATAGACATGGTGTAACCATCCACCATCAGACAAACATCCATAATGGGGTTTTCGATGGGAACTTGTTGGTAACATTCAGCAATAGATTTTACAATTCCTCTGACCCTACCGCCTTGGGAATTAGGCGGACAATAATCTGGTGCAAATAGGGTAACGGCTTGATCGACTAGTTCAGGAGGCATATATTTTTGTGTGTCCTTGGCTTGAGCGGTCAAGGGAAGAAGAAATATAGTTAAGGTTAATAAAGTCTTTTTCATGATATAAACCCCTTAAAGTAAAGTCATTGGTGTTCACTTATCATACTTTTAATAAATACAAAATAATTTCAATTTTTTCATCTTTTAGCAAACAATACATTAAGTAAGCAGGCACCGTTATCGGTGCTTTTTTTATGGAGGGCCATATGGCAAAAATAGGGGTGGGGAATGTGCTGGCTTCTTCTGCGCAAAGTGCGGGGTGGAAAGCACTGACTCAGCTGATTAATTCTAACTCTCGTTTTGGTATTTTTGATTCCCAAGGAAATGCTTTTTATGAAGTCGCGTTAGATAAAACAGAAATCAGTATATTTAATAAAACATTCACTTTTTTAGGGGGTGACTCTGTTGTGGAAAGTGGTGTTACTGCTTTTAATTATAATAAAAATTATAATGTCACGACGGCTCCTGTAGAAAGTGCTAAAACAGCAGACGGAAAACAAATTCCTGGAAAAACAATGGCTTATAATTTGGTTGAGCAAGCTTGCCAAGGACAGGTCACTTATGTTTCAACAGGAACTGAAAAGCAGCGCAAGAAATTTGAAGAAGCTTTGCAGGCAGCACAAAAAAGTTTAGAGCTCTATGAGTTACATACTTCAGAACGTGCAATAAAAAATATTAAAATTATAGGTTACTCGGTTAATCGTAGTGCTAGTCAAGGCACTCAATTGATACAGTATCAGATTACGTTTCAAGAAATACTCCTTTCTTATAATTCAGTGGAGTTGGTTGGTGCACAGACTACCTATAATGATCCTCTGGCTCAAGGAGAAGTAGAAACATCAACAGCAACAGGCACGCAAATACAAGCAGCAAGTAAAAAACAATAAAAAGAAGAATAACGATCATGAAAATTATCTCTCTTAATGCTATAGACGCTCAAGAATTTTCATCTAGTTTAGGCGGAAAATTATATAGTTTTCGCTTGTTTGATAAAGGTGAGGCCGGAGTTTTATTGGATATTTATGATGGAATTGACCCTGTATTAACAGGAATATTATGTTTAGATCGTGTACGTTTGGTGCGTTCTGCATATTTAAATTTTCCAGGGGACCTCATGTTCGTAGATCAAGAGGGATTTAATCATCCTGTTTATACAGGATTTGGTACACGATATTTACTATATTACTTGGCAGAAGACGATGACGATGGCATAGGAATGTAATGTAATGGCAGATGATAGCACAAGTTTACAGTATATTATGATTAAACCAAATATACTTCATCGATCTTTCACAAAACGTTATTTAAAATTCGAATTTATCGCAGGTGTTGATAAGGATAATAAGCCAATTTATTTTGCCGTAACTGGATCTAAGGATACAGCGCAAAAAGCGGTAGTTCAAAATCTTCGTGCGACAGCTTCGATCAGTTATACAGGTGGTTCAAGTTTACCAGAGTGTGAATGTACTATCTATAATATGGATGAAGCATTGGCAAATAAACTGACAACATTGGGACAGTATCAGAAAAATAATACAGGTTATGGTAACCAGTTGATTGTTTATGCCAGTACGGATTATGGAAGTTTAGAAAAACCAGTTTTTACAAAGATATTTGAAGGAGGGATCAGTGTTGCTTATACAGATTATGGTTCTTCTCCAGATGTGATATTCCATGTCAGAGCAATGGCTTTGGGAGGGTTAAATTTACATGCGGCAAAGTCTTTGTCTTTTAGGGGGAAAGTATCTGCTGCTGCAATTATTCAGTCTATTATTGAGGATTATAATAAGAAACTATCTTTGACATCAGATAATCCATTATATCTTATTTTTAAAAACTACAGTGTCACAGCAACGTTAAATGGTTCGAATTATAGTGGAGATGTGATTAGTCAAATTCGACAATGTGCGAGTGATGCTCATATTCGATTTAGTATACAAAATGGTGTTGTTTATATTTGGCCAATGAATTTGTCTTTGAATGAAGCAATAGCTAAATCAGCAATTAGTGAAGATCAGAGTAAAGCAATGAAAACTAGAGTTTTTTCTAATAAGACAGGGATGGTTGGGTATCCAACGTATGCAAATGATGGCATTACGGTGCGTTCTATCTTTACAAGAGATTTATTATATGGCGAAGAAATCCAGGTTGAATCCGTATATACGCCAGCGTGTGGTTTATGGAAATACATGATTTCTATGCAACATGAATTGTCTTGTTTGACACCGAACGGGGCTTGGACAACGACGATTGGATTGTCAAAAATATCTGAAGAAGAAAAAGAAAAGTTGAGTAAACAGAAATGATGAATCCGAATAAAGGGAATAGTAGTCTTAATACATTGGTGGGAGTTATTGACAATGCATTAAGTCAAATCTCTACAGCAATGCCGGTCACTGTGTTGCAAGTCTATGAGAACCATACTGTAGATGTCATGCCAATGGTGGATATGCTGGATAATGCAGGGAATGCTGTTGAGCATGCGCCGATTACTGCTATTCCTTATGCTCGTTTGCAAGGTGGAGACTATGGGTTGATTATTGAACCAAAAGCTGGAGATAAAGGATTAGTTGTGTTTGCTTCTCGAGACATTTCTGATGTGGTGCAAAGTAAAGGAAAAGCAAAGCCTGCAAGTTTACGTAAACACTCCATGTCTGATGGGATGTATATTGCTTCTTTATTGTATGATGAACCAACGACATATATTAAAATTACTGGAGATACAGTAGAGGTAAAAGCAAAGGAAATTAAACTTACAGGAAATGTGACGATTAGTTCTGATGCAACAATTGGTGGTATTTCTTTTTTAAAGCATACACATAAGTATGATAAAGGAACAATATTACCTCCAAAGTAATATTGATTTTTATACTTTAAGATACCATTTAAAAGTATAATATTATGTCAATAAGGAAAATATAATGAGATTACTACTGGCTCTTTTGTTGCCATTTACGGTGTTTTTTACAATTGGGAAGCCTTTTCAAGGGCTTTTTTGCTTATTGTTGCAAATTACAATAATTGGTTGGATCCCCGCGGCGATTTGGGGTGTGTATGCGTTAAGTAATTGGCGAACTGATCAAAAAATAAATAAATATCAATAAGTTTATTGAGAATATGAGAATAACAAGCCACCCATTGAGGTGGCTTTTTTATTGGGTAAAAATAATGGATTTATTATTAACAACGGATGAAGATGTAGAGCAAGCAGGACCAAAATCAAAAGTCGTAGCTTGGGATTTAAAGGTGGATATCAATGGCAATATTGCTGTTTGTGAAGGTGCTTACTCTATTGCACAGCAGGCCGCCAATGAAATTAAATTATTTGCAGGCGAAGGGTGGTACGACTTAACCCAAGGAACACCGCATTTTGCACAAATCCTGGGTACTAACAGTAATTTAGGATTGATCCGTAATATCTTATTAGATCGTGTCAATGGTGTTAATAATGTAAGGAGTAGCGATATTGATATGTATGTTGATAGTTCGCGAACTTTGCATGGAAATATTTTTATAACCAGTAAGGATGGAGAAACAGTCAATGTCGTCTACTAATGAAACGCATATACCTAAATTAGAGTTGAGTAGTAGTGGTATAAGCCTTCCTACAGAAAAAAATATTTTGGACGGTGTTATACAAGATTTCCAAAATGCATTTGATGGTAAATTAACCTTTCAAAAAGATTCAAATAATAACTTTTTACTTTCCACGCCACAAGGGCAGCTTGTCACTTCTATAGCAGCGATGATTTCAGATCGTAATCGCTTATTGGCTTATTATGTAAACCAAGTCGATCCGAACTATGCTGTAGGGCGTATGCAAGATGGAATTGGGCGTATTTACTTTATTGAACGGAAAAAGGCAACAAAAACAACCGTAGTTGGTAGATGTTTTGGGGCAAAGAGCACTGTCATTCCTCAGTATACAAAAGTTAAAGATCAGCAAGGGAATGTCTATGAATCTACAGATTCAGCTGTTATTAATCAAGAACTCATCGAAACCATTTTAGATAAAAATGGTAACATTGTATATGTTGATAAAGACGGTAATATCGTAAGTGAGGATACCGAGGGTAAGATAGCTAAAACCAAAACAACAACTTATGTTGATATTATGTTTCGATGTCTAGAGAAAGGTATCATTACTTGTCCAGCTGGATCTTTGACCGAGCGATATCAAGTAATTGCAGGTTGGGAATCTGTTACGAATTTAAATGATGGAACTGTTGGGATTGCCGATGAAAGTCAAGCACAGTTTGAACAAAGACGTAGACAATCTGTAGCTAGAAATTCTAAGAATAGTGTTGATAGTATTATGGCATCTTTATTAACATTAGATATTATAGAAGATGCTTATGTTATTGAAAATTATACTGCAGACAATATAGATAAGATAGATAGTAATCCAAACAAACTTTCATTTGAATTATTGGCTCATAGTATTTACGTTTGTGTTTATCTTCGCGCTCAAACAAAGCAATCGACTACGACTAGCAAAGAAACACCATCAGAGCAAATTGCCAAAGTAATTTGGAAAAATAAAACACCTGGCTGTGCTTTGGTGGGTAATGAAACAGTTTTGGTTACTGACGATACCACAGATAGTGATGGTAATTGTTTATATTGTAATTCTAGAGCACCTCAATACAAAATTAGTTTTGATTACGCAGAAAAAAAAGATGTCTATATCAAGGTAATGATGGAGGATTCAAAGCCAATTGTTGGAGATCCTGTAACATTGATTAAAAATAAAATATATGAAGTTTTTACAGGACAGGATGGTTCGAAAAAACCAAGAATTGGTAGTCAAATTTTCGCTTCACAATTTTATTGTGCTGTGCAGTCTTTGGGGGAATGGGCAAAAGTTATTTGTTTAAAAGTCGGATTAAATGGTGTTGTAGATAAAAATAAAGTCCAAGTCGCTATTAATCAAATGCCTGTCTTGGATTTAGATAATATTACTGTGAACTTTATGAATGATACGACAGGAGCATAGAATGGATGAAGATATAGAGCAAGAAGAATGTTGTAATCATTGTAACTGTAATACCGATCAACAAATAGATCAAACAGCGGGTCCATCTTGTTTAGACTATAAAAAAACGGTCATTGCACAATATGCAAATTCAACCGTAATGCTTTCATTATTAGATGGGATTGATAGTGAGATCAAGGTTTGTGGTTTTTTCGATGATTTTTATCGTATTGTTTGGAATATTAATACTGCAGAGGGATTTGGACTGGATATTTGGGGACGTATTGTAGGTGTCACTCGTACAGTAAGGTCTTTTATGGGATTTTTCTGGGGATTCAATGAGGAAACTTTGTTAATTGCCCGACCTTATTATGATGATGGATATGATAAAAACCTGCCTGCAGATCAATATGATACGGCTGTTGGTATGTTTCGAGACCTTCAAGGACAAGATGGAGATGGCATCGATTTAATGGAGGAGGTTAAATTTGATGATGATGATTTCCGTAAATTAATTCTAGCCAAAGCATATGCGAATATTAGTGATTATAGTATTTCCAGCATTAATTTTTTATTGATGTCTTTATTTGTCGATAAAACATGTTGTTGTAGTGATTGTAGAGATAGCACTCGTAAAATTATCAGAAAATGTAGGGGTATATGTTGCAAAAAAAAATCAACGTTTTATTTATGTCCAAGATAATTTGGATATGACGTTGAGCATTGTTTTAAATTGGTTGCCGAGCAAACGAGATGTAGCCCTAATTTATAATACTGGATTACTGTCCAGACCTGCGGGCGTTGAAATGAAAATAAATGTTCAAGTAGAAGAGAAAAGTTAAGATGACAACAGAAATCAATAGACCAAATCCATTTGTAACCGTATGGGCAGAATCAAAAAAAAGTAAAAAGATTTCAGTTTATGAAACTGCATCCGAGGCAGAAGCAGAACATAAAGCAAGAGCTAGTATGGAGTTAGGCTTTCCTGAAATTACAATGAGATCAGCAATGAGAGGCGGACAACCCCCTTGGGGAGAGGATCATAACGGAATTTTAAATCGTATTACAGAAACATTGCAATGGATACAAGCTGGTGGATGCGCATCATTCAATGAGGAGTTACGTGATAAAATAGGTGGCTATCCAAAAGGTGCTATTCTACAACCTAAATCAACTACTATAACTTTAACAGTAAACGATGATCCATTATTTTTATGGTTTTCTACAATTGATGAAAATACAAATAATCCTGATGAGACGATTAGCCCAGATAACGGATGGGTTAAGCTTGATTTTAAAGATTTAGAAAAACGATTAAAAGCTGCGGAAGATCATATCATTGTTATTGATGGTAGATTAGATAGGCACGATACTGATATTTCTGATATTTATAATGATAAATTGCCTGCTAAAGCACAAAAAGAAGGTAGTTGTCGTCAAGATTTTAGCGCGGATAGTATGACGGCCAAACAGTATGGTTTTTGCTCTACGGATATTAGTCAAAATACTATATTTAAAGAAATACAAGGCGAGGTACAATTATATACAGATATTTGTTATAGAGTTTATGTAAAAAATAATAAAGAACCTATTTTAAGTGTAGAACGTGATAGTTGGACATTTGGGGGCACAACAGGATATTTGAGAGCTGATTGGATAGATTGTAATGGTTCATTTCATGTGTATGATCTTTTGGCATTTTCAAGTGAGGATAAACTTACAGCATGGAATCAACGTTATGACAAATCTTCTAGCGATTTAGTTTTTGAGTATTTTGAAAGTGATATAAAAACTTTTGAGGCTATAAGGGTATCTGCTAAAACTGGGGATATTAATGCATCTTGGGGTGCTTTTACTAATGAGCATGGTGCAGATTTAGCAGAATATTATCAAGCTGATCGTGGTGATTATGAACCTGGTACATTAATGTGCCATGGTGTTGATACAGAAGTAACTTTATGTCAATCAATTGATCAATCTGATGATTTTTTTGGTGTTGTTTCTACTAGTCCTGCATATGTGATGAATGGTAAAGGGAAAGATGAATCCAATTCTGTATTAATGGCATTAAATGGTAAAGTTCCTGTTAAAGTAAAAGGCATTGTCAAATGCGGTGATAAGATTACCATTGGTCAAGATGGATATGGTGTTGTTAGTACAAACAAAAATGATGTGATTGTCGGAAGAGCAAAAGAAAATAAAGCAACTGAAGATGTTGGTTTGGTATCTTGCTATGTCCAAGCGTATATGTAAATAAAGGTTGCAATAACTATGGAACTTTTATCAAGTTTTACTTTAAATCCACTACGTATTTACACAGTTCCAAAACGTATTAAAAATAAAAAAGGAATTTCGACTTTTCCAGAAAAACATATCGCGTCTTACCTTGATTACTCTGTTGATTTTTCTAATCTGCTGAGTGATGGTGAAAGCATTATTCAAGGAAAAGTAATGTGTAATCATACAGAGTTAACAATTAATTCTTCTTTTTTTAGAAAAAATTATTTAACGGCTTTTCTTTCTGGTGGGAAAGAAAGTCTATCTTTTTATTTAACCTTTATCATTAAAACGAACAAAGGGAATGAATTCTGTCAGGAAATTATCCTGCCAACTTATGGTTGTTTCAAGGATAAGCACGCAAATACAATGTATAAAGTGCGTGCTCTAGATACACACAGTCAAACCCCTTCGCATATTCCTCCTTTAAATGCGTTATCGATTAATGGCTACTATTTAATTTATAAAAAAAATTCATATATTATGGTATAAACAATGTTAACAACAAAAAATAAAGAAGCAGGTTGTATGGTCAGTAATCTTGAATTCTGCCATCAGAATAGCTGTAATGCTGAACCATCAGATGCAGTGGATGTCGTTCAAAAAACAAATACAATTTTATCAACAGATCAAATCCTTGTTTTGCGGACTGTGAATAGAAATGAACAAGAAATTTATAAAGCTAATTTTGATAGTTTAGATCCTGAAGTTGCCATTATGATTATGGAAAAAGCTATTCAAGTCATGAGCAGAACAGATCCTGCAGATGGTAAAAGTCTATGGTTGGATGAAGGGTTTGTTCGTGTGGCAACAGGAGATCCATCATATCTTGGTACGTTAGCTCCTAATGCAATGCAAAAATCTCTAAAAGAGGCTTTTAAAGTTCTTCCTACGACAGATCCTGGTGATGGTAGTCCATGGTTAAATGATGGTGTATTAACACAAGGCTCTCATTAATAAATATAAAATTATCTATTTAATAAATGCAATAATTAATAATAACAAATAGATAACTTTAAAAAGCGTCCAAATTTGGACGCTTTTTTGTATTTAAACAAATAAAAAGGATGGCAAGAAATGTCATATAACTCAGGTAACCAGATCATTATTGTTCCATCTGGTTGTTTAGAAAATACAGAAATTAGCCTACAATGTAAATCGCCGGTAGAGGCTGTTTTCTACCAATTTTCAATGGCGAACCGTTTAAGTTCTACAGAAATTATTGATGACGTGCAAGCACAGCCAGCTGATGAAAAGCTAATCGTTGATCAAATAACTTTTTCAGGTCAGATTTTTAAAGCTCGTATTAGTGGTGGTACAATGAATACTAAAACAGGTATTCGTTTTTTAGTGACTACCAGAGATAAGTCTGTTCGTGAATTTGACGTGACATTGCCTGTAGCTCCAGCGGGAATTGTAGGAAGTGGTAATGTTGGTAGTTATGTGATTGGGAATACAGGCCCTGTTGGTCCTAGAGGTCGTGCAGGTACTATTACTATTGGGGAAGTAACAGCTTCAGAGACAGATGGTGATGCACAAGTAACAAATATTGCTGATAATGATATTGATGTGAAACTAAATTTTGTTCTTCCTCGTGGTAAGGAAGGGGAAAAAGGCGTCCAAGGAGATATCACAGAGGTTTTAATTAAGGATACGGATCCTGAACAGGTCGATGCTAAAGCAAATATCATTTGGTTAAATAATGACAGTGGTGATTTGTTTCAGACGGTTTTAGTTGATGATCAATATGAATGGAAACAAAATGGTAATTTAAAGGGTAATCCTGGTAGTATTATTTATAGTGATTATGGAAATCCTATTGTAGAAGAGAAGTATAAACCAGGTGATATTTATATTAATCTTAGCACAAGTGAACTCTTTAATTTGGATCAAGATCAGTGGATTGCAATTGCTAGTTTGAAAGGTGACAAAGGCGATCAAGGTGAGCGTGGTTCTTTATTGTCTGCTGGTGAAGGTGAACCGTTAGTTACAGAAGAGTGTCAAGAGCAAGATTTATATTTAAATACAACAACAAATCAGCTTTTTATTTTTGAGGATAGTCAGTGGAAAGAAACAGCTAACTTACAAGGTGAGGTTGGGCCCAAAGGTGATACGCCTATTATTGAGGTTGGTACAGTTACTGAAGGTGAAGCGGACGTTACGGCGACCACTGATGAGGCAGTTAATACGACAACTTTTAATTTTGTTATTCCGAAAGGAGATAAAGGCGATACACCCATTATTGAGGTTGGTACAGTTACTGAAGGTGAAGCGGACGTTACGGCGACCACTGATGAAGCAGCTAATACGACAACTTTTAATTTTGTCATTCCAAAAGGTGATAAAGGTGATACGTCTATTATTGAGGTTGGTACAGTTACTGAAGGTGAAGCTGATGTTACGGCGACCACTGATGAGGCAGCTAATACGACAACTTTCAATTTTGTTATTCCGAAAGGAGATAAAGGTGAGCAAGGAGATGCTGGTTTTGATGGTACTCGTATTATTGTTAATACAGTTAATCCTACTGAAAAAAATGCGGAAGATAATGTTGTTTGGTTAAATAGCGAGACAGGTGAGTTATTTGAAAGTGTTTTAGAAAGCAATGGATTATATCGCTGGAATAAACTGGGTAATTTAAAAGGAAATGCAGGAAGTCATATTTATAGTGGTCTTGAGGCTCCATCGGTTTGTGAACGTTATAATGTCGATGATTTATATTTAAATACGACTAGTAGTGACCTTCTTAGTTATAATGGAAATCAATGGGTAAAGATATCAAACCTACAAGGTGAACGTGGTGAGCGTGGTTCTCTATGGTCTTCAGGGGAGGATAATCCTGTCTTTCGTGATACATATAAATCAGGTGATTTTTATTTAAATACAGCAACGTTTAGTGTGTTTTATTTTAATGGAACATATTGGGAATCTCGTGGATCTATCAAAGGTGTTAACGGTTTAGACGGTAAAAATGGTGCAAGTATTATCACCAGTCAAGGTGATCCAGAGATTGGCAGTGCTGATCAAAATCAAAATGTTATTTGGATTAATACGCTAAATTGGAATATGAAGCGCACTATTTGTAAGAATGGTGCTTGGATTTGGATAGATATTGGTAATATTCAAGGTGAACAAGGTAACCCTGGTCAACAAGGAGAAAAAGGAGACAGTGGTGCACGTTGGTATAGTGGAACAATCGTTCCTGACGCTTTAACCGGTGTAAATGATAAAAGAGGAAAACCACGTCCAGGAGATATGTATTTACATATTAACGATGATGATCATGATGTAAGTTCTTATATTTTAACTGATGATCATATTTGGGAAGGTCCAATAGCAACCATTGGTGTTGCAGGGCCTCCAGGTAAGAATGGGGTTACCCCTAAAGTTGAAGCTGAAGTGGAAATGGTTGCTTCAGATGCGTTAGTTAGTGTTACCACGACGGAAGATGCGGACACGAATACGACGATCTTTAAATTCTTTATTCCGCAGGGAGCAGAGGGTGCTCCAGGTTCTGCTGGTTCATCTGGAACGACGCCTGTTATTCAAGGTGGTTCAGTGACGATGCTTGATCCAGGTGCATCAGCTAGTGTTAGCACTGAAGATATTGGCGATAATACGACGGTTTTTAATTTTTCTATTCCTATAGGTTCATCTGGAACGACGCCTGTTATTCAAGGTGGTTCAGTGACGATGCTTGATCCAGGTGCATCAGCTAGTGTTAGCACTGAAGATGTTGGCGATAATACGACGGTTTTTAATTTCTCTCTTCCTAAGGCTAATGATGGTAAAGATGGAGCTATTGTCCAATTTCCAGAAGATGCTTCAATGGCTATTGAAGGCAATGTTTATTTAAATAAACATAATCAGCTTGTTAAAGCACAAAATGTTAAAAATGTTTTAACTCCAGTAGTGATTTCGAATCAATATGTTGATTTCGATTATCCTCCTACGGTGCTAACGAAAGGTGCTTATCGTTATAATACAACAACACAATATAGCCAGATTTATGATGGCTATCAGTGGAGGAATTTATTTGTACAAGGAACATTGTCTTATAATGTAAAAGCACAAGATATTGCCACATACTGGTTAACTTTTATTGATAGCTATAATGGATATATGCGTTTTCCTAATATGCTCAATAATAAAACTGCGGCAGAAATGAATGGCGGGGTTCAATATAAATATTATGAACGGACTTGGACGGATACAGAGCTAGAAGAGTATGAATATCCAGATGTTGTTCAAAATGTAGCTGATACTATAGATCCAGAGATAGATGTTGATATTGAATTAACAGATGATGAGAAAGTAAAAGCAAAAGAGCAAGCTAGGATTAATGCAAAGGATAAGGCGAAAGCTTTACATACAAGTCAAGGATTATTTCCAGATTATAGTGTAATGCAAATCTATAATCCTCATGTAACGAAAGCCGTGAATGTTAATAATTTTTATTTTGATGGAACGCTTGTTACAACTGGTGCATTAAACATTGGTAAACAAACGAGTTTAAATAAATTACAGATCATACAAGATGGTAGTATTGCATTAAATAGTGATAATCAGCCAGCAGTTTATGATGCTAACAATCAAATATGGAATAATTTGGTTATAGAAAAGAAAAAGGCCGCAAATATTACGTGTACGAGGGTCGAGGTAAATTCTCTACAATTTATTGATAGCTGGAATACTGAGATGACTTTTCCGAATATGTGGGGAACGAATTACGGTGATAGTACACACAATAGTGGTGTTACTTATAAGTATTTTGAAAAGTCTAGATCGGCTGAGGAACGTAAAGCAATAGAAACAGAAATAGCTAATAAAATTACAGATGAAGTAGAGCAAGCTAAAGCTTTAGATATAATTGCGAATACAAAATATGAAGATACCGTTAGTGATGGGTTGTTTCCGAATTATAATGTTCATCAGATTTATAATAAAAATAAGTTTGTTAATTTAAATAACTATTATTTTGATGGTGGGATTAAGACAACAGGCCCATTATGTATCGGAGATATTTCATCATATACAAATGATACGTATATTGAGCATAATACTTTTGGTTTAGATAACGGTGTATTAAAACAGTATGATAGTTTAAGTAAAGTATGGAATGTTTATAGTATTGCAGAAAATGGTAATTCTAAAGATACTGTATTAAGTACAGATCAGACTTATACATATTTAGGTGGAAACTTTATTTTATTAGGAAGAAGTAATTCTTTGAGTGATCCTGCATGGAACAGTGTAAGTAAAGGGGCTATTGATCCAAAAACATCAGCAGGAGTAGGGTTACAATATTGGGATGATGCTACTTTGACATGGACAGTACCAAAAACAGGAGTATTAACACTTAATTATAATTTTAATTTTAATAGTAATGCTGGTACAGGTATTGATGGCACCATTTTTCAATTAAATGATGAGCTATGGATTTGTGCTGATAAGCAAGGGGCAAAGGGTATTCCATCTAATGTTGTGAAGCATTGTTTAACACCTTATCAGTTTGTATCTAATGGCCAAACACGTTATAGGCCATCTTTATATTTAAATGGTAGCTTATCAATGAGTGTTGTTAAAGGAGATAAAATACAATTTAAGGTTGCTTGGTATCCTAAGCAGTTATTTGATTCTACAAGTTGGGATCAGCGAATTCAATTATCTCCAGCTAGTTTTACGTTTTTTGTAAGTTAGTTATTTAGATTGTGAAATTTTTATATCAAAATTATGAATAGTATTAGGCATAAATTATGGCGCAAAAGCGTCTTTTTTTATGCCTTTTTTTATGGAGGAGTAACATGGATAGTACAGATTTATTAATGCAAATTTTTCAGTATGTTTTAGGAGTGGTGCCAGGAGATGTCGCTGGTAATATTATTTCTATTGCAACGGTTATAGTAACAATTTGCACATTAATTATACGATTTTGGAAAGAGCCGCAAAAAGAGAATAAATTGCATAAATTATGGCAGATTTTTCATTTATTAGCGTCTTTTAAAAAGTCAGATAAAGTGGTGAGGGAAAAAGATAATGTCGATAAAGTTGGCTAAGGTATTACGTAAGCGTGATCATTGGTTTGCAGAATGGTGGAGCTCTATTTTATTAATTTCTGTAGGAATATACGGTTTTTGTGCACCTGATAGTTTTATTATTCAACAATCATTTATTGATGGTTTTTTAAAAATAATCCCTGTGCATTTATGGGAGTGTTTATTTGTCAGTATCGGTTTTTTTCAGTTTTTGGTGCTGAGTAGTGAAAGCTTTATTGGTAGAGGGGTAGCAGCTTTTTTAGCGTCATCTTTATTGATTTGGGGATTTTTAAATATTTTAGTTTATGGTGAATGGCATTTTAGCCTAATTGCATGGGGAGTGTTTTCTGCAATTAATCTCTACGCCCTTTCCAGAATTCTTAGGGGGATAGAGAGAGATTATGAGCCTTTTTGAGATCTTACAGTGGTGGTGGGAAAATAATGTGGAATGGATTAAAGTTCATGATCCATGGGTTATTCCTATTATGGCAGTAAGTATTCCGTTGTCGTTTGTTATTCGTGCAATATGTGCGGTGATTAAATTATGGCGAGGAAAAGACTAAAGATATTTAAGTGATTGCATTTTATAAATAGATAATTATTTTAGGGTTATATGGATGGGAGTATTAATAGAAAAGCCAAGTTGTTCTCCTCCACCATTATCGGCGTTTGAGGCTAAAGATAGGCCGAATGCAGCAGAGATGGAGCGTCGCAGAAAAGAGTTTTCTATTCGGGTGATAACAGGATTAGGAACTGATATTGATCGTTATGCGTCGCAATCTCCAACATTGGTCAAGCAAATTTCGAAGTTAAAAAGAAAAGACTGGAAAATTGTATGGGGGGCTGATGGAGGGGGGACTACAACACAATTTGAATATTATGATGTGCAAGATAATCGCATTATAATCGACTCACATTTTAAAACAAATCAGTCACAAGATATTGCTTATGTAACCTCATCGTTGGCACATGAGGTAGGGCATGCTTTTTTTCATAAAGTCCCAGATCTGTCCTCTATTGATGCTTGTATAAAAAGTTTAATGTTTGGTGGTGGAAGTGAAGCTGATGCCATTATAAATCAACTTACTGTCAGAAAAGAGATTTTAAATGCAGTATGTATTGATATTTTTGAAGAGTATAATGAATATGCTTGGATGAAAAAAGATTTTGTTGATATTTATAATCTGGGCGTCAATATGAAGGATATGAAAACGGCTAAAGATACAATTGCAAAACGATATTCTAAACAATATACTAGTAATACAAAACAAACATATGAGGATTATTATTGTGATTATTGTAAGAGAAATATTTGTAAGCAAGATACCTCCAAAAAAGACGTTTCAAAAAAAGATATTCCTTAGTTTGTTGTTTTTATTAGGAGGAGTTTTTATATCTCCTTCTTATGCACAGACGTTAACGCAATCGATGCCTCTATATAAAGAGGCTGTGCCTGAGGCAATATTAAAGCAATACCCTGTTCTGCCATATAATTTTATAGATTTAATTAAGGCGCTTCCTCAACCATTACCAACATCATTAGAAAGATTTAAAAAACTATTTAATAATCCATTGCATATAAAGGAAACGCATGATGGTTATATTCGATATGTTATCGGTCCATTTAGGACATTAGATGGCGTTATTATTCAGAAGGTTGGTATTAGTACTGGTATAAAGACAAAGGAAAAAGTAAAAGGCTTTGGAATGTATTTAGATCAGAAACAATGTGTAAGTACTAAGTTGCTAAAAAAAGAATTTGATTTTTTAATTCCTCGGTTATTATCCATTCATCCTGTTCCTAATGCACCAATTCTTTACTATACTACTGGCGAACGTGGAAGATTTGCGATGGGTACAACAATGGATTATTCTGATTGTGCTACGAGTGTAGGTTTAGAAGCATTTTCAGATAAAGAAGCGCAAAAAGAATGGGTTAAGTATGTTCGTAAACAAGCGCCATACTTGCGAGACAAAAGGTGACTCAAAAGAAATTAAAGATTGCGGTGATGAGTGTAAGGGCGAAGTTTATTAGTTTTATATTGTTATTAGGATGTAGTTTTGTATCTTCTTCTTATGCACAGACATTAACGCAATCGATACCTTTATATAAAGATGCTGTCCCTGAGGCAATATCAAAGCAATATCCTGTTCTGTCATATAAATTTATAGATTTAATTAAAGCTATTCCTAAACCTTTACCTGCATCATTAAAAAAGTTTCAGAAAATATTTAATAATCAATTTCTTACTATTGAGAAAGACGATACTTTTATTACGTATTCTGTTGGTCCATTTAAGACATTAGATGGTGTTGTTATTCAGAAAATTGAGATTAGTACGCATTTAAAAGCGTCAAAACAAATTGAGGGTGTTGGTATAGATTTAGATCCGAAACAATATGTAAGTACCAAGTTATTAAAAAAAGAGTTCGGTTTTTTAATTCCACAATTGTTATTTAGTCATCCAGAGCCAAATGCACCAATAGCTTTTAATACCCCAGATGAATGGGGAAAATTTGCAATGGGATCAACTATGGATTCACCAAATTGTGCTGCAGGGGTTGGTATTTTATCTTTTTCTGATAAACAGGAAAAAAAGGAATGGATTCAATATGTGCGTAAGCAAGCGCCGCATCTAAGGTAAAGAAATAGACCTCAGTGTCGTTTGATATTTTATATATCAACAAGATATATAGCAATTTGAATAGTGTTGATGATAATTTTTCTATTCTCAATGCATTGAGTCCTATAAAACTCAATAATTTATATAACGATCAAATTACAACATAAAAATATTTTATTAATTAAACGCCATTATTGCGTTTTAAATTTCCAGTATTATTAAAAGAGAAGCTATAAAAATGATTAAAAAGAGTAAGTCTGCTCAAGTGATTGCAAAAGCACCCAAAGATAAGGATTTTCCTGAGTTAAAGACATTAAGTCATAAAGAAATATATAATTTAATCGCTAAATTTATACGCAAAGCTATTCCTGTGAAAGGGGTTAAATTATCGATTATTCATGATTCTCAAAATCGTGCTTCATCCCCAAAATCTCCTTATATTGTTTTGCAAATTACTGATCAAAAACGGTTATCATCCAGTGAAACTCGGTATACAGATCAGTATAAAATTATGTGGTGCAGATCTCAAGTATCCGTGCATATTTCATTTGTAGGCAGTCAAACTATTCCAGCGTTACAAATGGCATATGCTTTTGATGTTCGGTTTAATGATGCGTGGGCAAGTGAGCAGTTCGAACAATATAGCGACATTCTTTTTCCTCTTTATAGTGATGATATAAACTCCGAAGGGCAGATTATTAATTCAGAAGATCAATATGATGATGCATGCTCCATTAATGCCTATTTTGAATATCATCCAGAACTTGGTGTCTGTGCGAATAGCGCCAAAGAAATTGTAATGGATATGGATGCTGCAGAATTATTATAAAAGTAAAGTTTATTAAAAGATTAGGAATTTATAAATATTATACAAGATATAAATTGGGTTATTGTTAACTAATATATTTCTACATTTTAATCTTATCATTTTTTAAAAGCCACTCATTAAGAGTGGCTTTTTTTATTTCAAATCACAAGGAAAAGAATATGGCTAAAGTTACAGGAGGAATTTATATTCCTCATTTAAAAAATGAAATTGTTACCCCAGCTTTGGATTATTTAGGATTGGGTGGCGCACGTGCAGTGAACCAAGTGACAGGAACCTTTTTAGCAGAAGGTTATGCTGGTGGGTTTACTTATTTAAAACAACTTGGAAAAGGTCCTGCAGTGGGTGCGATGCAAATGGAGCCTGTAACTTATAATGATATTTGGAAAAATTTTCTTACTGGCTCCAAACGTAGTCATATTGCAGCTTTGCTAAAAAATATTGCAGGGACTTTTAACACTGATAGTAATGGGATACCTAAACCCAATACGTTAACAGGAGATATTTTCTTTGCAGCTGCAATGTGTCGTATTTTTTATTTAAGAGTTCCAGCAGCACTCCCTCTTGCAACTGATGCAAGTGGAATGGCTCAATATCATAAAAAATATTATAATACATCATTAGGCAAAGCTGTTTGGCAGGATAATGTTGATCGTTTTCAACAAGCTATCGACGCTTAAGTATATATAATTTGTTGAAAATTATTTTATAAAGCCACTCCGTTTGGGGTGGCTTTTTTTTTGTTTTTATTGCTAGAATGTTCTGAAAGATAATTATCTAAGGATCACTTCAATGGGTTTAGCCAATACTTACTCTCGTCGTTTACGTGCAAGTCAGCCTGATGGTGTTGATGTGTATCAGTATGATGAGGTGCCAGATAAGATAAGAGTGCAGATTGTGGGTATTGTGATTGATCTTTTAGGAGATTGTTCATTTGGCAACCAGCACAGTCAATTGTTGTGGCAGAATTTATCACAATACGTTGCTAGAGATGGTGGTATTAAATCTTTACAACAACATGAGATAAATAGTTATAAGTTTCGTAAAAATTTAGAAAATTATATTGAAGAAAGTGCGGATTTATACGGAATATTAGATTTCTGTGATTTGCTTTTTATATATACTGAGAAAGTTAAAGATATATTGACATCATATTATTCTTATGAAAAGAAAATAAATCAAGCCATCGAGGAGCTAAACACATATTTCAAAGAATCTAGTTTTGGGTATGAATATAATAATAACCAAATGATTCGTATTGATAGCCAGCATATACATAAAGAAGTCATTAAACCTGTCTTACAATTACTCGGTGATGAGCGATTTAAGAAAGTTGATGAAGAATATCGTTTAGCACACGAGCATTATCGAAATAAGCATATTAAAGATTGTATTGTTGCTTGTAATCGTTCTTTTGAATCTATGTTAAAAACAATTTGCGATTTAGAGCGGTGGGAATACGCATCAGGTGCCAGAGCTAGCGATTTAATTACGTTAGTTAGGAAAAATGATTTGTTTTTAGATGGAATGGCAAATAATTTTAATAGTTTTGTGGTAATGCTTAAAAATGGTGTGCCAGCATTAAGAAACGATCACGGTGGGCACGGAGAGGGCAGTGTTGCAGCAGAGCAGCCATTATATATGGCACAATATATGCTTAATTTGACCGCTTCAAATTTGTTATTTCTACACGAAGCCTGGAACAAATATTCTTTGAATAAATAA